GATATTGGTCCGTCGAAACACTTTAAGACAGCTTTCAGTCTGCTGATGGCACGTTCTTATTTGGACAAATATCCCGATGCAGCACTGTTGTTTTACGATTCAGAATTTGGTACTCCTCAATCTTACTTCGATAGTTTTGGTATCGATGCTGAGCGTGTACTGCATACACCTATTACTGATCTAGAACAACTCAAGTTCGACGTCATGCAACAAATCAATAACCTTGATCGAGGTGATCGAGTAATGATCGTTATTGATTCAATTGGTAACCTCGCATCTAAGAAAGAAGTTGAGGATGCACTAGAAGGTAAGTCTGTTGCTGATATGAGTAGAGCTAAACAGATTAAATCTCTGTTCCGTATGGTAACTCCTCACCTTACGATTAAAGATATTCCTATGGTTGTCGTTAATCATACGTACATGGAACAAGGAATGTTTCCTAAGGCTATTGTTTCTGGTGGAACAGGTCCTTACTATTCAGCTGACAACATCTTTATTCTTGGTCGTCAGCAAGAAAAAGAAGGAACAGAAATCGTTGGTTATAACTTCATTATCAACGTAGAGAAATCAAGATATGTTAAAGAAAAATCTAAAATCCCTGTTAGTGTATCTTTTGATGGTGGTATCAGTAAGTGGTCTGGCCTATTGGATATCGCACTCGAATCTGGACATGTTATCAAGCCCAGTAACGGTTGGTATTCAAAAGTAAATGTCGACACTGGGGAAGTTGAAGATAAGAAGTATAGAATTAAAGACACCGATAGCAAGGAGTTCTGGATGTCTATCATTACTTCAAAGTCATTCAACGATTTTGTTGTAAAGAAATACCAAGTCGGCCACGGTGATATTATTCGTGATGATGAGATTTTTGAAGACCTAGAAAAATATGAAGACGAAATTAAGGCCGCATAAGGTATTAGGTAAGAGAACCGAGGAAGGTGAGATACACGCTCTGTGTCTCACCGAAGGTCCTTTTGCTGGAATCATATTTTCCTACAGCGATGTTTCTTTTGAAGAAGATTCTGTAAACGACAAATTGCGAATTGGGTTTGAATACAATGTTCACTCAGTTCCATATGAAAAAGATGGATATGACGAAGAGGCTTTTGAAAAAGAACTCGGTGATTTTATAGTAGAATTACTCTACTACGGACTTGAACGCAATCATCTAGGATTTATTGATGACAATGAAAATCGAAAAGACAATCTTATCAAACTTGATTCACAATGAAGAATATTGCCGTAAGGTTGTGCCGTTCGTAAAACCAGAATACTTTAATGACCAGTACGAAAGAGTTGTCGCAGAAGAACTGCTTAAATTCTTTTCGGAATACAATAAAGCAGCTTCACTTGAAATTCTTGCTATTCAAATAGGAAAACGGAAGCTTCACAAAGAACAGATCGAAGGTATTGAAAAGTATATCAACACACTTGACTTTATCACCAACAACGATGAATGGTTGTTGAAAAACACCGAAGACTTTTGTAAGAAGCAGGCTGTCTACAACGCTATCATCGATTCGTTTGAAATCATCGAAGGCAAGAACAAAGTATTGTCTGAAGATGCTATTCCATCGATGTTGTCTGAAGCGCTGTCGGTATCATTTGATAAGTCTGTAGGCCATGATTATCTCGAAGACTTTGAACATCGATATGACTTCTATCACCGTGTAGAAGAAAAGCTTGCGTTTGATCTTGAAATGTTTAATAAGATTACCAAAGGCGGTCTATCTAAGAAAACTCTGAATGTTATTCTTGCCGGCACTGGTGTTGGTAAATCTTTGTTCATGTGTCACGTTGCCGCTTCAGCGTTGGTGCAGAATAAAAACGTTCTGTATATCACTATGGAAATGGCAGAGGAACGTATTGCTGAAAGGATCGATGCAAATGTTCTTAACTTGTCAATGGACGAACTGTCTAAAGTTGAAAAGGATATATACGAATCGCGCATTGGTAAACTTATCAAGAAAACAACTGGTAAGTTAATCATTAAGGAATATCCAACTGCTGCAGCTCATGCTGGTCACTTCAAATCTTTGTTGGAAGAACTTAAACTCAAGCGTGACTTCAAACCCGATCTGATTATTATTGATTACCTAAACATCTGTGCATCTTCTAGAATAAAACACGGGGCTGGTGTAAACTCTTATACCTACATTAAGTCTATTGCTGAAGAACTTCGTGGTCTTGGTGTAGAATATAATGTTCCAGTATTGAGTGCAACGCAAACAACTCGAGGTGGATATGATAATACCGACGTCGATCTTACAGACACTTCTGAATCCTTTGGTCTTCCCGCAACTGTTGACTTTATGTTTGCTCTTATTAGTACCGAGGAGTTGGAAAACCTCAACCAAATCATGGTTAAACAGCTTAAGAATCGCTACAACGATCCTTCTTACTATAAGCGTTTCGTTATCGGTGTGGACCGCGCTAGGATGAAACTATATGATGTAGAAGATTCAGCTCAGAAAAATATAAGTGATTCTGGTCAAGAAGATAAGCCAATGTTTGATAAAACATCGTTTGGCCAAAGAATGAAGTCTGCAGGTGAAGGATTTACTTTTTAATACTATGTGTGGTATAATACTACATAAAGGAGAATATAATGTCTACAAATTGGGTACAAGATATCGCGGATATGCACCAGAAATACGGTGTAAATCCTGTTGTTAGAAACTTCGATAAAGATAAACTCGAAGCATTTCTCAAATTCAGAATTGACTTTCTTCAGGAAGAACTAGATGAAATGCGCAATGCAGTAGCCAATCGTCAAGCATCGGCTCTTGATACTGCCAATGCATCCGACGATGTAGTTGATGCTTTAATCGACTTGTGTGTTGTTGCTATTGGAACACTCGATGCGTTTGATGTAAATGCCTATGAAGCTTGGGATCGAGTTCATAAAGCTAATATGAATAAAGAAGTCGGTGTTAAAGCATCAAGGCCTAATCCTTTGGGTCTACCAGATCTCGTAAAACCTGAAGGTTGGGTTGCTCCTACACATAAAGATAACTTAGGATTGGTGGCTAAGGCTTTGTCATGATTTCATTGACCGTCTTTAAGTCGATTTTCGATAATAAGACAGATACGAGAGTCGACTTTGATTCGTTTGATAAGTTTGAAAAATCGCTTTATCATTTGTCGACTCTTCCCGGATATAAAGCAAAACGTGGAGAGTTTACAAAGAAAGCTTCTCCATTAATTTCTCCCGCTATATATACTCAAAACACTACTAGAGCAAATGCCAATGTAATTGAATGGGCCGGTTGGGCAGCATTGGACGTTGACAATCATAAATTCGAAGGTGATCTAGAAAATGAACTGGCTCGGTTATACAGCGATAGCTATTATATTTGCTATTCAACTGCTAGCTCTACTCGCGATCATCCGAAGTTTCGCTTGGTCTTCCCACTTACGCGAGCTGTTAAATCTAACGAAATCAGACACTTTTGGTTTGCCCTTAACACAGAGTACGGTATGGTTGGAGACACGCAAACTAAAGACTTATCACGCATGTATTACGTCCCAGCGCAATACCCTAATGCTTACAACTTTATCTTTACTCATCGCGCAGATAGTTATCTTGATGTTGATGTTCTATTAGCTAAGCATCCTTATGCGGTTAATGCTGAATCGACTAATTTCTTAGATAGATTTTCTGCAGAAGTTCAGCGTGATATTATTGAGAAAAGAAAGCAACAAAGCGATAGAACTAATATTACTTGGAGCTCTTATAAAGACTGTCCGTTTGTCAATCAGAAATTAGTTAGTGAGTATAAGAGTATCGCACACGTAGATGGATCTGGACGATACTCAATGATCTATAAGATCATGACTTCTATCGCATGCAATGCAATAAAGAAGCGTTATCCTATCACCGAATACGAAATTGTTGACTTGGTTCGAGCTTTAGATCGAGAAACATCTAACATCTACGCCAAGAGACCTATGAACACTGAGGCTTCTAGGGCTATAGAATTTGCATATAGGAATGTACAATAATTCGTCTTTTTGATATAATAGTAGTACATATAGGATTACATCATGAAAATGTTTAGTGAACAAGTACTGAATAAATTTAAATCTATCAAGTCACATAAGGTCGACATGTCTGAAGGAGATGCTAGGAAAGAAGTCGACATTATGACTGAGACGAATATTCGTACAGCTCGTCGACAAAACGATCGTCGTACAGACGACGTTATCGCTCAGCATACACAACAAGGATATGGCGCAGAACTTACTCTTCGTTCAATCGAAGAAGTAACTCCTTCAGCAGGAATATCTCCATACTTCAAAGGGTTGACCTATGCTAAAGTTATGTCGGATTTTTATTGTGAAGACATTCCTTGTCAAATGAAAACGGTTATTGGCACTACATTAGACCGTAATCGCAAATGGTATATTTCAGAATCACAGTTTAAATCTATTCTAAAATCACGCTCGTACTATGAAAACATTTTTCTGTTTAAGGCTAAACGTGTAAAACCATATATGTATACGTATGAATCGTTTCTCATGATCGATTCAAGTAAATTTATGCTTCACTTGAAACCTAACAAAGGAACTGTTGTTTACAGTCCATATTATTTTGATTACGTTGAAGCCCTCATGAAGGGTACCGCAATTACACTATAAGGATTATCATGTCACTATCACAATTCACCCGCGCATCAGCAAATGTACTTATTGAAGCAGCTGAACTCCAAGAACGCAAGGGACGCGACTATCAGAATCCCATGAGTCGCGTCCGTCAGGCCGACTACTATCCTAATGGTGTATGGTCTATCTTGGATATCATCAACGCCAAATATCTCCGCATGGTGTCAGTGTTAGAGACTATGGAACAGGGCGGACAACCTAATTTTGAATCTATTGAAGATTCAGCTGTAGATCTAATCAACTATGCTTCGTTCGCAGTGTCATATATGAGAGGTGACATCGACGGACAAGACCCAGAGCGTGATATCTTCAATCGCAAAGGCCAAGAAAATCCCGCACTTATTCCAGCTAAATTTCGTACAGCTCGCTGATCATGCATAAAACAATTCACGACATTCGAACTGAGTTCGCCATTCTCTATACTAAAGATAAAACTGTTACTGATAAGACTGGAGTAAAGACACTCGAAATCATGAACGCATCCTTCATTGCTAGTGATCCACTTATCTTTGGCTCTGTTAATGAAGATTATGTCCAACGTGAACTCGAGTGGTATCTCAGCGAGTCGCTGAATGTAAACGACATCCCAGGTGAAACGCCGCAGATCTGGAAACAGGTCTCTGATAGAGATGGATTCATCAACTCAAATTATGGTTGGTGTATCTTTTCATCGGAAAACAATGATCAGTTCTACCACGCAGTTACTGAATTAGAAAATAATCCAGATTCACGCCGTGCAGTCATGATCTATACTCGTCCTACTATGTGGGGTGACCATAACGAAAACGGACGATCCGACTTCATGTGTACTAATGCAGTACAGTACATGATTCGTGATGGAAAAGTTCATGCAGTCGTTCAGATGCGAAGCAACGATGTAGTGTTTGGTTATCGCAATGATTATGCTTGGCAATCATATGTTCTCGATAAAGTGATTGAAACACTTAAACTGCGTGGTAAACCATACGAACGCGGTAAGATTTTCTGGAACGTTGGTTCACTTCATGTATACGAGCGCCACTTTTATCTAGTAAATCACTTTGCAAAGACACGCGAAACTACTATCACCAAGGAAGAATATGATAAGCGATACGCTGTCGAAGTGGGATGAACGGTACATGGATATTGCCAAGCGTATTGCAGCTTGGAGTAAAGATCCCAGTCGTAAGATTGGTGCTGTCGCTGTAGGATCTAAAGGACAGATTTTATCTCAGGGATATAATGGGTTTCCTCGTGGTATCCTTGACAGTTCAGAAAGATACAATAATCGAGAACGCAAGTATCAACTAGTAGTTCACGCAGAAATGAATGTCATCTTCAATGCTACATTCAATGGAGTATCGTTGGATGGCGCTTCGCTGTATGTTTATGGGTTACCAGTTTGTTCAGAGTGCGCCAAGGGTATCATACAAGTCGGTGTAAAACGAATCGTTATTTTAACAGACGATATTGTTCCAGATATCTGGACTAACTCGTTTAAGATTACATCAGAGATGCTATCAGAAGCTGGAGTAGAATGGCAATGGGTTCAGACTTAAAGATACTGATAATTGGAATGAATCCAAGTGGTCGAGATCTAAAACATAAAAAAGGTCCAACACTTACTAAACTAGAATCATGGATGGATTCCATTGGAGTCCATCATTTTTCTTTTATGAATACTTTCGACAAGCCAGGTAAAGCAAAAAAAGCTAATGTTGACATAAACAGATTATGTAAAATAACTAAAGAGTATAGTAAAATACTAGCACTAGGTGGCTTTGTTTCTGAAACACTAAATACACTTAATGTTTCGCACTTTAAATTACCCCATCCATCTCCTTTGAATAGATTATTGAACGATAAGCACTATGAAAAGCAAATACTATCTAAATGTAAGGACTATTTAAATGATTGAGCACATTATAATTCCAACTCTTGGTCGTATGGATAAGCAGATCACATACAATAATCTACCCAAGAAATACCAAGACATTACTAAATTTGTAGTTCAAGCTCATGAATTTGAGGAAATGGATAGCCGTTACTTAGGTAAAGTGCTGTGTCTTCCTAAAGAAATCAACCGTATCGCACCTACGCGCGAGTGGATCTTTAATAAGTTCAAGGACTGCGACCACATAGTATTTGACGACGATCTAGACTTCGTCGTTAAAGAACCTAATGAAGGTGGTGAAACTAAGTGGAAGAGCCGTAAGTTTACTGAGCAGGACTTCGACGATGCTTTTAATCTAATGAATGCTTGGATCGACGAAGGTATCGCTTATGGTGGTCTTCTCCCTGCATGGGTTATTCCCGACGTAAAGCAGTGGCCTGTACGCGAGAATCAGAGGATCATGACCAACGTATTTTACAGTGGTAAGAAGATCCCTCGCGATATCCAATGGAATAGAGTAGCTGCAGCTGAAGATTTTGACGTAAACTTACAGTTATTGACACGAGGGTTTAAGAACCGCATCAGCGCTAAGTATACGGTAACATGTTCTGAAACAAATGCGGCCGGTGGTTGTTCTACCTGGCGCACTCTAGAAGTACATAACGAAGCTCAGCGTAGACTTGCAGAGCTTTGGCCAGACTTTATCGCTGTTCGCGAAAAGAAAGTTACGTCAGGTCCTTGGAAAGGCCAGATTAAGTTGGCCACAACGATTCAGCACAAGAAGGCTTATGAGTCTTCACAGAAAGAACAATCATTGGAGACTTTCTTTGATTAAGCACGCATCTATTGTACCCCTTATTGGAGGAGAGACCATCGGTCAGATGAACGCCTTTGGATCGCGTCCTGACTATCTGTTGTCGTACTCGCCATTCTCTAGTAACGACTCTCATCTCGTCAACTATCTTAAAGATGTTCCTTATATTCTACTAGATCAGGGTGGGAAACATCCGCATACGGTCAACGTAGTTAACGCAGTGTGTCCATGCGCTGGATTGAGTTCTCTGTCGCCTAGTGCGAACTCAGAAGCTTCTGCAAACGACTGGATGACGACGACTGCGAGGTACGTATTAGAGGAGATGAAGCCAGAAGTATTCTGGGGAGAGAACGCACCAAGGTTCGCAGGTGAGATGGGTAAACCTGTTGTAGCTAAACTGCATGCCATAGCTCAAGAGAATGGTTATACGATGTCTGTGTATAGGACTAAGTCCTTACTGCACGGATTGTCCCAGGTACGGGAACGCAGTTTCTATTTCTTTTGGCGGGGTGATCAGGTTCCGATTTTCCAATATTTCAATAAATCTCGGGAACCTATTGAAAGTTTATTTTCTAAAATAGATAAAGATTCTAACCAACAAGACTTAGTCAGTAATAAGATTCCTAGTAGGGACGATCCTTATTACAGATACGTGTTAGAAGTAATACATGGTGGAATAACTCATAGCCAATTTTTCGACAAGATCGAAAAATCTTGTGATACTATGGGTTATCTAGAGTCAAATGGACATAACTATAGGATGGTAAAGAAGTTCTTTGAGAAAGAAGGCTACGAGAACTTAGCTGCCAAGATGGATAACATACAAGATAAACTGGATGCTGGTGGTAATATAATGCGTCGCACTTCCTATATTCCAAAAGATTACATCGGCGCTTTCGTTGGTCATCTTCCTACACTCATGACCCATCCAAGAGAAGATAGGTACCTAAGTTATAGAGAATGTATGACGATCATGGGGTTGCCTCAAGATTTTGAACTATTAAACCCAAAGAGAAATCTAAATCATGTGTGTCAAAATGTACCAGTTGGTACAGCTACTGATATGGCTAACGAGATCAAAGCTGTACTGGAAGGGAAGAGAGACATGCTGAAGAGTACTCTTCTATATCAATTTAATCCTCAAAAATTCTTTGAAATAAGAGATCCAGAGCCAATAAGTAGTTTAGAATCATTCCTGTAAACAAATCGCCCTTCGGGGCGATTGTAGTTTATAAATATAGATAGTACTCATATATGGACACTATCTATGTCATACAACTTCGAAGCAATGTCTTTGTCTGCAAGAAAGCTTACGAGTCTTCTTGTAGAAAAGGGCGTTGCCGCAGAAATTAAGACTTCGCGTTATCAGAAGCAGATAAAAGCTGTAGAAGTTGCTTCATCCATATCGATCGATGAACTTTTACCTTCTTTGAGTATAGACGGTATACTAGAAGATTTAACACCTATCGAAGAAAAGGCTATATCAGGAAGGTACAAAGCAAAGTTATTTAAACTTTCAAGATCTATTGGGGCTTTGAATAGAGGTGAGAGTGTATTTATTCTTAATACTTTCACCGAAAAAGGTGTATTAAAAACTAAAGACTTAGCACCAGAAAAATTCAATGTAGTTGGTATAGAGTATAAAACATTAGAATCTTTTGATAAAGCTGTCAATGAGGGAATTTTAGCATTAAGAGTTCCTTCTGAAATCAAAGCAGTGTTAAAAGAGTTGTATCATAATGTATCGTCTAACAAATTAGAACGTGATACTATACCTTTAAATGAAACAACTAAAAAAGCTTTTAGTATTGTAAAACCGCAAGATCGACAAGCTATAGGTAAAGACTTTGGTGAAATACTTTCACTACGTTGGTATATCACACAATCTTTTGGAAAAAATTTCACTAGTTTTTCTTTTCCGTCAATAAGTAGCCAAGCTCTAATTGATTTTACGATTACATTTGCTGATGCGGGACAAATAATTCACACAGGTGTATCAGCTAAATTTGAAGCTGGTGCTGCACCTTCGATAACATCTATTGCTGATAACATCAATAAAGTTTATAAGAGACCAAATCCCGAAGAGAAAAAAGCATGTGATGTATTAAAAGCCCTTGCTGGTTTAACTGGTGAAAGAGAAACCACATCTAATAAAATTCTTGCAGCATTTAAAACATTAGATCTTCCTGCATATAAAACGTTAGCAAAGGTGATTGGTGTAAAAGATGCTAAACGAATGACACTAAAAGATATACAAGATTTTATACAAGCGATTGCCAATTCTAGTAAGACCTCAAAAGGAAGAATAGATTCCTTTAACGAAAAATTCAAAGACTTTTATCGTGATCTTGGCACGAATGTGAAATCTGATTCACTTGGTGTTGTATTTAGTGGAACTAACTTTCCAAAATACTTTTCGCTTGTCATGTCTCCAATGGGTTATGCACTAGTTGATTACATGAATGAGCAACCCATTTATCAAGAAGTGCTAAATAATATTAGTCGCGAAATGACAACGGAACAGGTTTATTTAAATTTTACTACAACTGCTATAGTGTTTAAGAAAAAATTATTTTCAAACGCAGAATTTAAATTTTCTTATGGCGCTAATGCAAAAAACTCCGACAACACTGGAATTAAATTCTCAATGAAACTATGAAATCACTAAAACAATTTATTGCAGAAGAAAAAAATACTCACATGGAACACGTTGAAGATTTGATCTTCAACGAAGGTGTTGTCGGTGCACGTAAAGCTATTAAATTCCTTAGCGATTTACGTGATATGCTTGCGGGGCGTTCAAAATCTGCGATCACTTCGACTGTAAAGTGGGACGGTGCGCCCGCCGTATTTGCTGGTATTGATCCTCGAGATGGTAAGTTCTTTGTTGCAAAGAAGGGAGTCTTCAATAAAGAACCTAAGGTTTACAAAACAAGTGCTGAAATAGATGCAGACACTTCAGGTGACTTAGCCGCTAAGTTAAAAGTAGCACTGAAAGAATTTTCTAAACTTGGCATAAAATCTGGAGTATATCAAGGTGATTTGTTATTCACCGATGACATTAAAACAGAAACAATTGATGGTGGGAAATATACTGTTTTTCATCCTAATACTATTGTGTATGCTGTGCCTTATGATTCTGAATTAGCTAAAAAAATACGTAAAGCTAAGATTGGAGTTGTTTGGCATACTACTTATGAAGGTGATTCGTTTGAAAGTATGAGAGCATCATTTGGTAAATCTATAGTTGATAAGCTTAATGCTAATCCAGCTGTGTGGATGGATGATGCTACGTATAAAGATTATTCCGGTACTGCCACCTTTACGGTTGATGAAACTAAGAAGGTGACAGAGGTATTATCGCGTGCTGATGCTGTGTTCAACTCCATCAGTGCACCAACTTTAAATGGGATAAGCAACGATGAAGACCTCTTACTTGCAGTTAAAACCTTTAATAATACAAAAATACGAAAGATGGAACAGATTAGTGACACTCGTGCCCACGTACGAGAGTTGTTCCACTGGATCCACGACAGATACGAAAAAGAAATCGAAAAGAAAAAAACAGCCGCAGGTAAGCAAAAACAAGAAGACGCGCGCAAGAAAGTCTTAAGTTTCTTTGCTCACCACGATCAGAATCAAATAGTAGCAATATTCGATTTAATGAACTTAATAGTTGAAGCTAAGAAACTTATTATTGCGAAGATGAATAAAGCTGTACACATAAAC